TGATTCTCTTGGAGTTTCGGATTCTGATTTCGCAGAGAAGTTGGTAAACTGGGCAAACGCCATTCGTAAGACTTTTTACGATGGTGGAATTGATGAAGTAATCGCAACTCGCCGGTTGGTTCACATCTCAAACGCATTCGCAATTTTCGGTGATAGAATGAAATCAATCGAAATGTGTGTCAATCGTTTTGATGAAGATACCAAAACTTCATTCTTGGATTTGTATTCCAAGATTGATGCAGGAGTTGATGTCGAAGAAACTGAAGAAGAAGTTTCAGAAGAAAACGCTGAAGAGCGAAACGAATATTAATCTTAATAGGATAAATTATGAAAAAAATAAATGTTGAAACCCTGGTACCAGATAATTTTAAATTTCTTGCCAGGGATTTAGATGGTAAAACTTTTGTTTTCGAAAACGAACCAGATATCGCAACTGATATTGCTTGTGATACTTGGGATGTTAAAGAAGGTGAAATTTTACAAGTTACACAACCAGTTTTTCTTTCAGCAGAAGGAATTACCCATACAGGAGTTGGTTCTGAATTGGGAGACTGGAGAGATTCTTTAATAGAGTTGAATAATGAAACAATATCTTGAAGAAATTACTGTACTAACATTGATGTTCGGTATGGTATATATTACAATAATATTAATGTTTAGTCTATAAAAATAATATGGAACTATTTAAAAGAGATGAAGTGCAGCAATTACGTTTAGAAGAAAACTTGAGACTTGAGGCGCGGGAGTATTTGCAAAACTCGCGAGATCAATTAAAATTTACGGATTATCTCATGCATTTTATTGATCAATATAAGAATAAAAATTTTCCCTTTTCAGATAAAGAATGTAGAGCTTTAAAGTATGAGCAATTATTTGAATTAACTGTTGCAGTTGTAAATTCAAAACTTCGTGTAGTTGCACACCAAGGCCACGGTCCCGGAGGAGGGGGAGGAAAGGTGAGTATGGATTATAATGATCTGTCTGATGCAAAAACTTGTATTGTAAGACGCCATGGAATGAACAACACAATAACGGGTGGTTGGATTTCGGGTCTCCAAGATAAAGATTTATTGAGAGCATTGATTTTTTGTCGTGAAACAGATAAGTTTTATACATTTGTACTTCCTAGAAGCTCTTATGACTATTTAAAACTTACCGGTAAATCTAGCGGAATAGAAATACCATTTACTCAGAGCGGCGAACCAAAAACAGGCGGCAAAAACAAAAACGGAGAAGATTGGTGGTCTTATAGAACATCTACATTTGAAGCAATGTGTTATGCATCTGCATCTGATTATCCTGAAAGTGCTAATAGTGTATACAGGAGATGTGAAACATGAAACAACCCAGAAAAAGATTGCGCCAAGAAAAGGCAATCAAACGTATAGAAGCAAATATTTTTGCATACGAAGAAAAGTTGAAATCTAGTAAAAAGGATGATGAGAAAAAACTATTAAAGAAAAAAATAGAAAGAGCTCAAAAAACTATTAAAAATACAAAAATAATATGAATAACATAACTTATATTTGGAGTAATGGAATGGTAGATATGATTGCAAAAAAGGTTGCTGAAGAATCTATGGAAGATATGTTTATGCCTGATTCTGAAGAAGAATTTCAAGCAGATTTAGAAGCAGATGAGATGAGATATTATCATTATTGTCGTGAACAGGAAGAAATGTATAATGATCCAGTTATGAATTGGAGTGGATTAAGGTAACATAAATATTAATATGAAAATCAATGAATTTATACAGAAGTATAGGAAAGTTCAAAAACTTGTGCCAGGCATGACCAGAACTTATACTCCTCATGTGATTTGTAAGGATGGATTTAAAATGTCTGTTCAAGCAGGACAATCTTTGTATAGTGAGCCACGAGATGTGGCAGATAGTTATGAAGAAGCTGAAGTCGGTTTTCCTTCTACAGAAGAATCATTGCTTACAACCTATGCAGAAGATAATGACAATCTTTGTGATACTGTTTATGGATATGTACCATGTTCAATTATTGATGAAGTGATTGAGAAACACGGTGGAATAGATGAATCAAAAATAAATTTGTTGGGTAAATGACACTAAAGCCAGGTCGAAGGGACGGACTTCCATACCTGAGTGCGACTAAGTGACTCTACCTAGATGAAGTTAAGAGTCCTACCAATAAGGCCCATAGGTACGTGCCATCGGGATGAGGGATAGGATAGTCTAGGCTCTGCCCAACATTTATAATAATTTTATAATAGGAAAGTGAATGAAAATTTCAATAGATATTAAAGAATTAAGAGAAAAGAAAATATTTGTCGGTACTCCCATGTATGCCGGTATGTGTCATGGAATGTACACTAAAGCATCTTGTGATTTGGCGACAACCGCCACAAAATATGGAATGGACATAAAATTCTTTTATCTCTTTAATGAAAGTTTAATTACAAGAGCACGAAATTACTTAGTAGATGAATTTCTACGTTCCCCTTATACCCACCTGATGTTCATCGATTCGGACATCAACTTTAATCCTCAAGATGTATTAGCACTTGCTTCCCTTGTTGGAGAAGATAAGCCAATTATTGGTGCTCCTTATCCAAAAAAATGCATTGCATGGGAAAAAGTTCGGAATGCAGTAGATGCAGGATTAGCAGATGAAGATCCTAATGTATTAGAAAAATTTACAGGTGATTTTGTATTTAATCCAACAGCCGGTACAACTCAAATTAAAGTAGATGAACCTACTGAAGTATTAGAAGTTGGTACAGGTTTTGTTATGATTGCCCGCGAAGTCTTTGAAAAGTTCAGAGAAGAATATCCACAATTTTCTTACAAACCAGATCACAATCGTTCAGAACATTTTGATGGTAAACGTTACATTCATGCATTTTTTGATACGGTAATTGATAATGAAGCGTATGCAGGAAAAGGTGCCGCTGGTTCAGATCGTTATTTGTCTGAAGATTATATGTTTTGCCAATGGGCAAGAAAAATAGGATTTACAACTTGGTTGTGTCCCTGGATGGAAGTGAACCATGTTGGTACTTATGTTTTCAATGGTACATTAAAAGATTTGGGAAAATTAGAATATGCTTCTCATGGAGTAGATATAGACAATAGACCAAATAAAGAAGAAAGAAAAATAACAAGACATGAAAGGCGAGCAAAAGAACGAACAGACAAAAAGAAAGGAAAGAAAAAACTTACAATGCCAGAAAAATAAGTTGACAAATCAGAAATATATGTTATAATAAGATATACAATTAATACTAATCATACAAGGAATACGATGAAATTAACAGCCGAAACAACCGCCATACTTAAAAACTACGCAACAATAAATCAGAACATACAATTCAAACAAGGTCAAACCCTATCAACAATTTCCCCACAAAAAAATATTCTGACAAGTGCAGAAATTAGTGAGGATATTCCCAGAACATTTGCCATCTATGATCTCAACAAATTGTTGGGAGCACTTAGTCTTTTTGAAAAGTCTCCAGAATTAAATTTGGGAGAAACCAAATTGAATATTCGCAGTGGCGAATATGAATTGGATTATGTTTACGGAGATCCTGCCATGTTAGTTTTACCTCCCGAGAAAAAACTTGATTTTCCTGATCCAGAGATCAATTTTAAAATGTCGAAAGATGCATACGATGCTTGTCTAAAAGCAGCACAAGTTTTGACATTACCGGAATTAGTTGTACATGGAGATGGAAGTAAAATATTTTTAGTAGCAACTGATACCAATAACAATTCTTCCGATGAGTTTCGGAAAGAAGTTGGAACTACTGATAAAGAGTTTCAAATGGTTTTCAAAATTGAAAACATGAAATTGTTGAGTGGTGGATATCAAGTTGGAATTTCTTCCAAAGGTATTGCACACTTTGTACACGAACATTCAAAACTACAATATTGGATAGCAACAGAACAAAATTCAAATTATAATGGATAATTTTTTATGGGTAGAAGAATTCCGTCCAAAAACTGTGGCGGATTGTATTCTATTAGAGCCAATTAAAGAAGTCTTTCAAGGTTTTATTAATGATGGTAAGATTCCAAATCTTCTTTTATCCGGACCATCAGGAGTGGGTAAGACTACTGTTGCTAAAGCAATGTGTGATGAAATTGGTGTTGACCATTTAATGATTAATGGTTCCAATGAGGGAAGGAATATAGATACTGTTAGAACACTTCTTCAGCAATATTGTAGTTCAGTTTCAATGAGCGGAGGAAGAAAAGTAGTAATTGTCGATGAAGCAGATTACATGAATGCTGAATCGGTTCAACCTGCATTAAGGAGGTTCATTGAAGAATTTAGCGCCAATGTTAGTTTTATCTTTACTTGTAATTTTCGTAATAGGATCATTGATCCTCTCCATAGTCGTTGCTCTGTAATAGAATTTGTAATTCCGAGATCAGAGAAGCCGAAACTTGGACAAGAATGTTTAGTGAGAGTCAAAGAAATTTTGACAGCGAAGGGAGTTAAGTTTGATGAAAAAGTTCTTGTCGAATTAGTTCTAAAACATTTCCCTGATATGAGAAGGGTAATAAACGAACTTCAAAGATATGCGGCAGGAGGAGTTATTGATGCTGGTATCTTGGTACAGATTGGTGAAATCAATCTTCTTGAATTGATAAAAGCGTTGAGGGAAAAACATTTTTCAGAAGTTCGTAAATGGGTTACACAAAATATTGATAATGACCCAGTAAAGATTTTTAGAAAGATTTATGATGGAATACATGAATATCTTAAAGATACATCAATTCCTCAAGCTGTTCTTATTATTGCAGAATATCAATACAGGTCCGCGTTTGTTGCAGACCAAGAAATCAATTTAGTCGCCTGTCTCACAGAGATGATGGTTGATTGTGAGTTTAAATGAATGAAGAACTATTAAAAATTTATGAAGATAATATAAATGAATTTGGGCTGCCAGTATTCGATTTATTCACTTGGCAGAATCTAAATACAAAATATGTCGATTCAGATACATCTTTGCCCATGTCCAAACGGGCGAAAGTCATGATCGATACTCTGATTCATTTTTTTGAAAAACACCATCCCAAATTTCCATTCAGGGAATTTGACATGCACGAAGTTAGACAGAATTTTTATGACTTGTGTGATCTCAATTTAAAAGACAATATTTTCCCAAAAGAAAAATGTAAAACCATTCACGAAAAATATGATGATTACGTGGGAAATTTTCCAGAATGGGGAATAGGAATTTTAAATTTTAGTGCAACTCACAATACTATGTCTGACGCGTTTATGAATCGTGAACGAATGAAATGTGGTTATGATAGGTCACCCAGTCCGATTGAAATGTGGGAGGAACAAACAAATTTAAAACAAATACTTTCACCGATATGGAGACTTCATCCAGAATGTGAAATGCCTCTCAAAAATAATTTATATATTGAGGGTGTTCGAGTCGGTGCTTATTTTGCAGGTCAATTCAAACCATCGGTAGCAAAAGCTTTTTATGATTTTACCAAATCGAAAAAAGTACTCGATACAAGTTCAGGTTGGGGTGATAGAATGGCAGGATTTTTTGCTTCTAATGCCAAGGAATATTATGGAATGGACCCGAATGGTGATTTACATGAAACCTATCACAAGATGGCAGTTCAATATGAAAATTGGTTAGGCGTAGAGAAACCTAAATCAGAATTTGGAGATAAATGGTTTTCTGTTGAGGGTAAAAAGAAAGTAAAAATTTATAGATCGCCCGCAGAAGATTTACCGTGGGATGAAATTCCTAATGACATTGATATCATGTTTAGTTCTCCGCCATACTTTGCTACTGAACGATATGCAGAAGGTAGTAAGTTTGAAAATGATCAATCTTGGAGTAGATATAATTCTTATGAAGAATGGAGAGATGGTTTTTATCTTCCTGTAATGAAAAAAGCATTTGATAAATTGAGTCCAGGCGGATGGTTAAT